TAAATTATTAAAAAAACATTGCCCTAAGTTAGAATGTATTATATCAATGGCAGATCCTCTTCAAAATCATTTAGGTATAATATATCAAGCTTCTAATTGGTTATATATTGGTAAAACAGGTAAAACTCTTTATTATTTATATCCTGATGGAAGATTAATACATAGCAGAGTAGCAAATCCTAATAATAGACATTTTGGTTCCAGATCTAAAAACTATGATCTAACCGGGTCGAAAAAAATATATACAAAGGGAAAATTTTGTTATTTATATCCTCTATCGAGACCAGCTAAACGAAGATATATACAAATGGTTAAACCATATCCAAAGGAAATAAATGCGGATGCTTAGAAAAAAAGAACTTACGTCCAGTAAGTTTGGCGGTGTGATGCCGACCCGTCCGCTTTAAATAAAATATGCCTAGACCAACAAAACTAACTCAAGAGATGCATGATGCGATATTAAAATGTATCATTGCAGGACTTTCTTATCGTTATACATGTGATTATGTTGGTATATCCGAGAATACTTTTATGGAATGGCGGAGGACTGGTGAGGCCGATGAAGAAAAAGGCGAAAATACTATCTATTCTAGGTTATTTAGGGAGGTAAAAAAAGCAGAATCTTCAGCAATTCTCATGCGGCTTAAAAATATAAATGATGCATCAAAAGAATCCTGGCAGGCTGCAGCATGGTTCCTAGAGAGAAAATATCCAGATGATTTTGGAAAGAAAGAAAAACATGATTTAGGAGGTGAAATCAAACTTGAATCCTTCCTTGACAGACTCCCCCGAAATGTGGCTGAAGCAGTTATCAAATTATGTTTGCACAATAGCAACAACGGATCAAATACAGAAAGTAGCTCCTAAATATTGCAATCAGTATGAACAATATCAATCTAATCCTGTCGGGTTCTTAGAAAATATTATCGGCGGCATTTACACCGATGATATAAAAATTCTTGTAGAATCTGTTCGTGATAATACAATAACTATTGCAAAATCAGCAAATGCAACGGGAAAAACTCATGGAGCAGCACGAACTGCGGTTTGGTTTTTTTTATGCTTTCAGGATTCGCAAGTTTATACGGCAGCAGCGCCTCCTGAAAAAAATCTAAAAGATATTCTTTGGGGTGAAATCGGAAGTATAGTTCTTAATAAACCTGAATTATTCGAAGGGTTCAATTGCACTACACTCCATATTAAGCGTTCTGCTAATTCATTCCTTACAGGTGTTACTATCCCAATGTCGGGCACACCGGCAGAGCGTGAAGCGCGATTTAATGGTAAACATGCTCCATATTTACTATTCATTATTGATGAAGGTGATGCAGTCCCTGTTGAGGTCTACCATGGCATTGAAGCCTGTATGTCTGGGGGATTTGTCCGGTTACTTATACTATTCAATCCACGTGATGAAAGCGGACCAGTATATAAAATGGAAAAAGATGGTATCGCTAATGTCGTTACTTTAAAAGCTTTCAATCATCCTAATGTTGTTACTGGGAAAGATATTATCCCTGGGGCAGTTACTCGTAATATAACAGCGCGGAGGATATCGGAATGGTCACGTAAACTGCATAGTGATGAAAAGCGAGGGGCAGACTGTTTTGAATTGCCTAAATTTTTAGAAGGTTATGAGCCGATTGACAGAAACAATAAAAAATTACCGCCCTTATTACCAGGATGGTATAAGGTAATAGAGCCCACACTCTCTTATATGGTGCTTGCTGAATATCCATCTCAAAGTGAAACGCAACTTATCAGCAAAGAATGGATAGATAATGCCCGGTCTCGATGGGATCTTTATGTAATGCAGCATGGAGAGGTACCGCCTCAAAATGTTAATCCACGTTTAGGAGGTGATGTTGCAGAGTTTGGAGTTGATAAAAATGTATGTGCTCTTCGATATGGCGGCTGGGTCCCCCGAATGCAATCTTGGAAAGGTGTTGATGTCCTCGTCACCGGTGATAGATTCCTTGATATTATTAAACAAGTAAATCCTGATGCAATACAAATTGACGCAACGGGTGTTGGATCTGGTGTAGCTCCCCATATAAGCAGAGGTGGTTATTATGCAGAAGCGGTAAAAGTAGCAAGTTCCCCGACATATAAAACAGAGCTTGGAGAATTCAATTCAATGCGGGATCAATTAGCCTGGTCATGTCGTGAATGGCTGCGGACTAATTCAAGCGCAATGCTACCCCCAAATGAAGAGCTAATTGAAGAAATGCGGGCGGTCAAATATGATGTTAAAAATGGAAAAATAAAAATTACTGCGAAAGATGATCTTAAAAAAGTATTACGCCGATCTCCTGACTGGTTTGATGCGCTCTGTTTAACGTTTTCAATATATGGTACTGAAGATGAAAGTCTCGGCTTCGGTGGCTTCGCCTAATACTTTCATCGTTAAATAATAGAAAAATTTGTTTTTTTTTCATGTTCGATATATTATATCTATATGTGGCAGGAATATCTTTTCTCAACGTTGAAAATATGCACTATAATATCATGTGCGGCATTTTGGCTTCTAACTATAATAATTTTACTTACTGTAAAATCGTGCAGCGTTGTAGCGTCTATTTTTGCGGGTATATTCAAAAGCATAGACTTTTTTCTTGAGCATAAAAAGGGGGAGATTGAAAAACAATGAATAGGCTACAAATGATTGTTAATTCTTTCACTCCGATCATGAGAAAAACGCTAACATCCACGAGTTGGGATGTTATTTATAACAGGCAAACTGAAAATGAAAATTCAGTGCTCGCCAATCCATACTCAAAAGTTGGTATAGTCTATGTTTGCATATCTACAACAGCGGATGCTATAGGGCAAGTTCCCATACTTATCATGAAAAGAGTCGGCGCACCTTCTCAGGGGATGCGAAGGCGGCAATTCCTTGAGGTGAATAAGAATTGGTTCATTGCACGCAGGACTGGGAAATTTGATAAACCGTTTGCGATAGAGCGAAAATCTAATGGCGATCTCGTGCAATGGGAACCGGTACAAGATACTCACCCATGGCAAAAACTTTTTGATCGTCCGAATTATTTATGCTCTCAACCTGCCTGGACAGAGGCAATAGTGTCATATTACATGCTTCATGGCAATGTGTGGAATATAGGTCTTCCGGCATCAAACCGAATAATTCCTGACTCAATGTGGGTTGCCAAAAGAGATACAGTAAAGCCGAAAAAAGATAAAAATGGGCACCTGCTTGCATGGGAATATCATCCTCAGGGGACTAATATTATAGGTGCCAATAACGAAACGGGAAAAATCACGATCGACATTGACGAGCGGATCTGCCATATCAAACAATTTAATCCCGATGATCCGATCATGGGCATGGCACCGCTAGAAACTGCGGCAAAGTCACCGATAAAAAGTGACTTTAAAATGTCTCGGTATAATGAAAAAATTCTTGATAATGACGGCCAACCTGCGGGGGCGGTAATGACAGATAAGTATATGTCAATGCCTCAATGCACAGAATTTAGGCAGGAATGGCGGGAGAAGCATGGGGGGGCTGACAATGCAGGGAATCTTGCCATACTTCACAGCGGGTTGAAATATCAGACTATCGGTTTTGATCTTTCTTCCCTTCAGCATTTAGACCTTCGTAAATTTTCACGTGATGAAATCATTCAAATACTCAAAATGAATAAGGCGGTTATATCAATTACCGAGGATCTTAATCGATCGATCAGCGATAGTCAAATAAAAAGCTGGTGGCAAAAAGGTAACATTCCGATGATAAACCGCATTGAGAATGCCATAAGCTATCAGTTTATGAAGAACGATCCGAATCTTCGCATTATGTATGATCTCAGTACTGTTAATGCTTTGCAAGAAGATTTCAAAGAGAAAACAGAAATAGCGAAAGTCTATTGGGGTATGGGGATTTCCTTCGATGCGATTAATGAGCGATTAGAGCTTGGATTCGATTCAGATATGCCCGGATGTAATACGGGATATTTGCCACTGTCACTCATGCCTGTTGGAGATGATTTTAATATGCCTCCTGAGCCGGAGACTACACCACCGGAAGAGTTACCGCCGCCTGAGGAAGAGCAACGATTAATAACAGCACCTCAGCAAAAGATTACAGTTGTGCCCTATATTGATATAATTGCCGAAGAAGATAAAAAATTCAAAGCTTGGGAACAAAAAGCTGAGGGACTTTGGAAACGTGTTGTCAATCAAGTTGATAAAATCGAAAAGCCTTTTGAGGGAAAAGTTAAAAAAGTATTCTTTGAACTTCGGAAAAATCTTTTGTCAGTGCTCCATACGGGGAAGCCGAGTAAGGTTAAGGCACAAATAATTGAAAAACGTCTTACAGAAGAGGCGATACGAGATATTAACGAGTATACTTGTATGACAGAGCGTGCATTATTAGACCGCTATGCACAAGGATATTTTGATATATCAATTACTCAGGGTATCGATACAATAATGTCAGAGCTGGGAGAAGGACAGCGGTTACCAGTAACTGACCCGCTTGTTCAAGCTTACATCCTTGCAAAGCGCACAAAAATAACGTCCGTTATTGATACGGTGAAAAAGCAAATAGAGCGGCAAATGCATCTCGCAGCGACAGAAGGTGAAGATATACCGCATCTCGAAAAGCGTATAAAACAGACGTTAGGAATTGCCGATAGGCGCGCTCACATGATAGCACGTACAGAAATGGGCGGCTCATTGAATTTTGGCCGTTATGCTCAGATAATGCAGACTTCATTCAAGAATAAAATCTGGTTTACTGCTTTAGATGAGCGGGTGCGTGGTAATGATGAGCATGATGAATTTGATCATGTTGCAATGCATGGTCAGAAGCTTCAAATAGGACCGAATACTGCATGGGATGTACCGAGTAAATCGGGGCGTAATGGAAGGCTTTTATATCCTGGGGATTATACCGGAGATCCGGCGAATATAATTAATGATCGATGTATTGAAGTAGTA